GGTTTCTTCATGACCTGATGGTTGAGCACGGTGTGCGTCCTACGCACATCGTGCAGCATTTGGACGTGGCTGTTGCCATGTTCTTTGTGCCATCCGATGTAGATATACTTGCTCATAAGATGGGTGCTACACAGGAGGCTCAGGTTCGTGATTGGCAGGTGACGTGTATGTGGGAGTCCTTCTACGGCGTGTTCGGCCGTATGAAGGACTTTGCTTCTAGCTAGGGGTGCCTGGGGGCCATGACGGGGGTTGAGGCAGTGCCAAGTCGACTGACTCATCCCGCTTTGACCGTCATTAAGTCCTTGGGTGTCCTACCGCACGCGCGGCGGTTTTTTCAGGTGGCGGGGTTTTCTCCTCCGAACCGCTACCTTGTGCATAATTCATCCATCTCAAATCTAGCTCGCGGTGTTTTGACTCGCGTCTTTTATGTTAAGGGACAGTTGACGCCTCAGCCCCGCGAAGGGTATTTTTCGAGTCGCTTGAACTATTTTCGGGCCATGGTTGTAAAACGTTTTAGTTCGACCACCCCTATTAGTCGCGAAGAATTCGTGAACTATTATAGGGGTCGCAGGAGAACGCTTTACAGCAATGCTGCCGAGTCATTGCTTACCAGCGGCATTACTCGACAAGACGCGAAAATTAAGGCTTTTGTTAAAGCGGAGTTTATCAATTCCGATGACAAGCCTGACCCTGATCCCCGAGTTATTTCCCCTCGGGATCCTAGATACAACGTCGAGGTTGGGAAGTATTTGAGACCTGTTGAACACCAAATTTACGGTGCTATTGCTCGTATATTTGGTGATCCGACAGTCCTTAAAGGGTTTAATGCTCTTCAGACTGGGCGGATATTTTCCGACAAATGGAATTCCTTCCGTGAGCCCGTTGCCATTGGTCTTGATGCCAGCCGATTTGACCAACACGTCAGTAGGGCTGCTCTGGAGTGGGAACATAGTGTTTATAACGCTATCTTCCACTCCAATGAGCTGCGTAAATTGCTCAGGTGGCAGCTCGAGAATGATGTTGTTGGGTATTGCCGTGATGGCAAATTGAAATACAAGACTAATGGGTGCCGTATGAGCGGAGATATGAATACTGCTCTCGGCAATTGCCTCATCATGTGTGCACTTGTACATGCCTATATGAGGCACAAGGGGGTTGTTGGCAAGTTGGCCAACAACGGGGATGATTGCGTTGTGTTTATTGAAAAACGTGACCTCCCCCGATTTTCTGATGGGTTGAGTGATTGGTTTCTCGAGATGGGTTTCAATATGAAAGTTGAGGAGCCCGTCGATTTATTGGAGAAAATTGAGTTTTGTCAGACCCATCCGGTCAATGTTAATGGTGACTGGATTATGGTGCGAAACTTTCCGAAGGCAATGGCTAAGGATTGTTTGAGCCTTAAGGAGCTCGACAGCCCTGCCGTTTGCAAAGCTTGGATGAAAGCTGTTGGCGAGGGTGGTCTATCGCTTTGTGGTGGTATTCCCATTTGCCAAGAATTTTATTCCAGCTTGATTCGGGCCGCTCACTCTATTCAGGTGCCGAAAAAATCCAGACAGAATTCTTCTCGCCGACATAAGGTTGTCGAGTTATCGGGTGGGTTGGCTTGGTTGTCAAAGGGGATGGACCGTAAGTACTCTCAGGTTTACCAGAGCACTCGGTATTCATTCTATTTGGCATTTG